CCGGTTCCGCTGCCCCGGCCGCACTGAGGGCCAGGTGGTCGAGGCCGCCAGTACCGTGCCCTGGACGGACGCCCTGTACGAACAGGAGCTGGCCGCGTTCAGGGCCCGGGTGGCGGCCGTTTCAACTACCGCCGGTGCGGATTACGCGCCGGGCACCCCGGAGCGGTCCGCCGCCGTGCGCGAATTCTTCGCCGCGCTGCTCACCAACCCCGAGTGGGGTGCGCCCGCCTCGACCTTCGGATTCGAGGGTGTCCTGTGGGTGGACGACGCCGTGAAGGCCGCGCACCGGCGCGACGCCCTGCTCACCGACGAAGACCGCGAGTACCTGAACGGCCTGCTCATCGCGGAGTACGGCCAGTTCAGTGACAACGCCATGGACCCGGGCGACGAAAACGACATGCCCACCGACGAGAGGTACTGACCCACCGTGAAGCGCAACCTCTGGACCGCCCTGGGCGCGACTGCTGCCGCGCTCGTCATCGCGTGCGGCTCCCCGGCCGCCCCGAAGACCCCCGCGTTCAGCCCGGCCCCCCCGGCGGACATTGTTCCGACCACCGGCGCTCCGGCAACGACCCCGGCCGCGGTCACCGCCGCGCCCGCGACGCCGGCCGTCCCGTCGATCACCGACGGCACCTGGACCGTGGGGGAGGACATCCCGGCCGGCACCTACAAGGTCACCGGCGCAGGGTCCACCTGTTACTGGAAGATCGCGAAGTCCGGCACCAACGGGTCGGACATCATCGACAACCACATCGGCGGCGGCAACCTCCGCGTCGTCCTCAAGGCCGGCCAGGACTTCGAGACGGCCCGGTGCGGCACCTGGGTGAAGCAGTAGTGGCCATCGAATCCCGGCGCCTGCGCGGGCTCGTCGCCCGCGCAGGGGTGCCGACCACCGAGCCGAACCCGCGCACCATCATCAACGTGGTCATCCCCGAGCGGACCGTCCCCGTGTTCAAGGGCGCTCCCGGTACGTACCGGGAGCTGGTCGGCACGGCCGAGCTCACCCTCACCGACGAGGGCATCATGGCCGAGATGGAGCTACCGCCCTACCTGGCCGCTGAGCTCCTCCGCGACGGCGGCCTCAACGCCCACATCGAGGGCGAGGGCGGCTTCGGAGAGACCCGCTACAACCCGGAGACCGGTGGGCGGGACGTCGTGCTCGACGGCCTCCGCGTCCGCACCCTCTACTGCAGCGGCGATGCGCCCGCCTGGAACGACCTGTGGATGGAGGAGCGGTGAGCCTCGTGCCGAGGTGCGACGGCTGCCTGCAGCTCATCGAGGGGCGGGCAGTCATCACCGGTGAGCGGACCGACGGATACGCGGGTGGCGGCCTACCGATTGCCAGCGGCCACCCGTTCCACTGGTGCGACAGCTGCGCCCGGGTGGCGTTCTCAGCCGTCCTTAAGGCCCGGCGGGGGGAGAAGACCGAGTGAACACGCTGCAGAAGCTGCGCGCGCTGGCCGCCCTCGAGGCGGCCGCCGCCGCGCTGCGCACCGACCTCAAGGCCACGGCGGCCAGCACGTTCGAGACGGATGGAGTCGGCGTCAGCTGGAAGACCGCGGACGGCACCTCGGCCGTGTCGTCGGTGACGCACGACCGGTGCGAGATCGCCGACCAGGACGAGTTCATGACCTGGCTCGTCGAGCACTATCCACAGCTTGTGCACACCGTTGTGGAGATCCGCAATCCGGACGTGGTCAAGGCCATGATGACCGCCTGGGCGAAAGAAGGCCCCGGCCTGGGCCCGGACCTCGAATGCGGCTGCCCGGCCATCTGCCCGCAGTGCGGCGCCGACACCGGCGCAGGGCCTGGGCAGTGCGAGGCGTGCGACGAGCACCGGACAGAGCACGGCGTTCGGAAGCGGGCAGTGGCCCGGCTCTTGCCGGGGGACTCCTGGGCGCCCGCGGTCGACGTGCCCGGCATCGTGTTCGTCAAGGGCGGCGCGTTCGGCACCCTGAGCGTGACGATCGACCGAAGCCTGAAGCGCGGACTGGCCTCGGCCGCCCGCGCGTGGATGGCCGGCACCCGTTCCAGCGTGTTCGACGTCGAGGCGATCGTTGCGGACGCGTACGGCGACGACCCCGACGAGGCCGGCCAGTGAGGCGCCGCACCGTCCTGCAGGCCCTGGGTGCGCTCCTGGCGCTCCCCTGGATCACCGCCAGCGCATGCGCGCAGAACGAGGGCCAGATCCACACGCACAAGCCCGCGGACGACGCGCAGGACAAGCCGATGGCGCCAGAGCCGGCTGGGGCGGACGAGGTGATCGGCGGGGTGACGTTCCGGGAGCTGCGGATCTCGGCCTGGTTCCCGCCGGAGGCGTGGCCGTACAGCGTTGCGGTCGTGGTGACGGACCACTCGGCGACCGACCCGGCCAAGCGCGAGATCACCATGCAGCAGCGCGACGTGCGCGGCCAGCTCGTCATCCCGGTGAGTTTCGAGGCCTCCCACGACATCAGCCTGAAGATCACATGGGAGTGCAACAAGGTCCCCGGCAAGGGCGCCGTGGGTGGCATCGACACCCGGGAGCGCAACGCCGCCGGCGGCCAGGTCTCGCAGAGCATCTCCGGGCTCGGGCGACGGCGTTTCGAGTGGAGCATGAGCCCCAGGCGCCGATAGACGGGACCCACTTGACGGATGTGTCAAGCGGCTTGTACGGTCGACCCGTACAAGCCGCCGTCCGAAGGAGCAGCCATGCAGCTACGCACCGGAGACACCGTGCTCGAAGCCGCCGACAGCGGCCCCCGCCAGTTCGGCCGGGTCCTGCTCGTCGACGGCAGCCTCGTGAAGGTCCAGTGGCCCGGGTCAGTCGGCTGGCACCAGCCCCGGGAACTCGAGCGCCACCCCATGCCGTCCGACCAGGCCAACCGGTGAGACGAGGGCCGTGCACGCCGGTCGGGGACCTCGCACCCTGGCCGGCCAAGCTCGGGGTCTGCGCGTGCGGGGTGCTGGTCACGCTGGTCCGCACCGCGCCGACCGTCAACGACTGGGCCGAGGTGAGCCTCGACGGCATCCGCTACGTCGACCGGGCCCCGGCGCTGCTGCGCACCGACCCGGCCCGCTGGTGGGCCGAACTGGCCGCCCGCGACATCGGCACCTACAGCACACTGAAGGCTGCCGTCGACCTCGGGCATTACAGCTGGTTCCACCACCACCGGGCCGTGCGCTGGCAGGAAGGGCCGGAGATCGACCGGACGCCGCCGCACTGTCACGGCTCCCCCATGTGGGCCAGCCCCGACGGCTGGCAGTGCCGCGTCATGCGGCGGCTCTTCGCCTACACGGAGGCGGCCGATGCGCAGGTCTGAGGCTCTGGCGCTCGTCGCCGACGAACTGGCCCGAAAGCTGGAAGAGGCCACCTCGTACCGTGCCAGCGGGCTCGGGCCGCACGAGTACCACCAGCTCAAGCCGGGTGACACTGCCCGCATCGAATGGGCGCGACTCCACGTCATCGAGAAGCTCCGCCAGATGGGCTCACGGCCCGGCGCCCGTCAGCACTGAACAGCGCGACGCCCCCAGAGAGGGGTCTGGGGGCGTCGCCGTTTCTCAGGCCGGCCGGTCCGGCGGCGGCTTTTCCTTGTTGGACACGGCGAACACCGCGATGCCGGCGAGCACCGTAAATACGGCGAGCCGCACCCATTCGCCGCTCGTGATGCCCTCGCCGCCGGCGGACCCCTCCGAGGTGACGACCTCGAAGATCGCATAGCCGGTCGAGCCGGCCGCGGTGATCGCCTTCGCGTACTGGCCGATGCCGAGCCCGATCACTTCTTGACCACCGGGCCGCGCTCGATCGCGAGCGTGAGGTGGCCGGCGAACGCCTGGAGGTCTTTCGTCGGGGCGACGACGTTGCCGTCGGGGTCGATCGCCATCCGCAGCAGCGACAGGCCGCACGTGCCCATGGGCAGCTCCCGCGACCAGCGCTGGCCGGACCGCAGCTTCAGCAGGCCGCCGGCCGTGCCCGGCATGGGCGCAAACGACAGGTCCGTGTCGTCGGTGCCGGTGTCCAGGTCGATGGCGTGCCAGATGCGCAGGGCGTAATCCTGGCCGCTGTCGTTGCAGAAGTTGAGCCAGGCCGGCCGCGGGTCGGCGGCGCCGCCCTGGACCGGCGGCAGGGTCAGGGAGGTGATCCGTCCGGCCGGCTCGATGGGGATCGGCCCGAAGCTTGCGCCCATGTCGTCCTCGTCCTCGTTCGGGGCGCCCGCGGTCGGTGCGCCGATCGTCGGCCACGGGCGCGTGTCGTCCGCCGTGGCGTTGCCGACGACGGACAGGTGCCCGTGGGTGAAGTGCTTGTCGCCGTTTTTCGGGTTGTACGGGCGCCACGCCCAGGCCGGATACCCGCCGACCGCGTAGCTCGAGTAGATCTGTCCGTTGGAAATGCCGTACTTGACCCGGGAGTCCCGGGCAACACGAAGGTCATTCAGCACCCTGTGCGCGTCGAGCCCCAGGTCAGGGCGGTTCGGGAAGTCCGCCGCGGTGACGATTTGGTGGCCCCACGCGGCGAAGTCGTGCGGCGTGTGGTCACTCGTGGGGTCGTGCGCGGCGTCGCCGATCAGGCCCCACTCGTCGGCCCCGGTTGCCGGCGGCCGCGCGCGCGGGGCGCCCGCCTGTAGCTGTTGGTGCAGCACGAGCAGTGACCCTGCCGCTCTCCATGCCATGCCTGTACCTCCTGGCTGGCAGGGTACTCGGCCGACCTTGAAGGTTGCCGTAGGCTGACAGTCAGTGAGCCTCGGTCCGGCGCCTCTCCCCGGACCGGGGCCCCATGCGTATCGGGGGTGAGCGGTGGACGGTCTCGACCTCGGGTGGGGCCAGCTCGGCGTTGCCGGGGCGCTGACAGGGCTGCTGCTCCTGCTCGGCCGGGCGTTCATCCGCAGCATCGACCGGCGGGTCGCCGAGGTGAACACCGCCCACGCCGGCGAGCTCGAGCGGCTCACCGAACAGTTCGCGGCAGAGCTCGGGCGGCTCACCCGGCAACACGAGCGCGAGCTGGGCGACATGCGCACCCGGGCGGAGTCGTGGGAACTGGCATTCGGGCGCAAAGAGGCACAGATCCAGGAGCTTTGGGCCTTGAATGGCAAACTGCAGGCGGGGAACGATACGGCTGTGCAGATGCTCGCCGCGTTGCGGCGGGTCGCCGACGAGCGGAGCCTGGGGGCGGGATGAAGTGGCGCGCTGGCGCAGCATCACCGCCGGAACCAGCAGACGAGGACACCACTGTGAGTGAGGAGACCCTCCGGGCGATCCACGCCGCCGAGTCGGCCGAGGCCGACCTGGTCCAGACCCGGCTTGACGCCCCCGGCATCGCCGAGCCGGGCGAGAAGCTCCGCCAGGAGAACCGCCATAATGGCTTCTACCTGCTCATCCGGCAGGCCCTGGGAAGCAACTGAAGTGGGTCACGTGCACATCGCAGACTTGATCGTCGTCGGTGAGTTCCTGGTGTTCCTGGCGGCCCTCGCCCTGTTCGTCGTCTACTACGTAGTGTCGTCACGCGGCGAGTGGCGCCGCTCCCCCGAGGGCCGGCACCTCGTCAGCTTCCGCTCGAGCCTGGTCCTGTTCGGCTCCATGGGCGTCGTGCACAACCTGGTGCCGCCGTACCCGGGGGAAGACGTCGTCCGCTGTACCGTCGTCGGCCTGACCGCCCTGTGCGCGGTCCACGGCGCGGTCTTGGTCGTCCGCGCCCAGGTCGCCAACCGTCGCCGCCTTGCCGGCCTAGAACCGCACTTCCGGCAGCCACGACAGGGGCAGGCACTTCAGCGCGACATTGCTGAAGTCGAGTAGCAGCTGCGGCCCGTAAATCTCCCTAGGGAACGGCCCGGCCAGCGCGAACCCCGACGCCGGAACGGTGATCACCTCATCGGCGACGGCTAGGGACAATGTGCCAACGGTCGCCGGCGTTGTGACCGTGACCGTCCGGATCGACGCGTCGGCGACCAGGTAGAGGTACGTCGCACCGTCGTTGGCGGTGTAGTTGCCGTTCGCCGTGTCGGGTGTAAGCAGGTCCGCGGCGACCCAGGTCAGGCCGCCGGTCGTAACCCGCTTCGGGGGCATCAGGGTGCGGGCCACGTCGTCACTCCCAGGGCGCGGGCCAGGGCGTCGCGGAGCTCCGGCTCGAGCTCGTCCTGGCGAAGGTTGGCCATGCCGCCCAGCCGGGCGGGCACATCGGCGGCCGTGTACACGACCACGTAGTCTTCAGGAGGCCCAAGCTGCAGATATGCGGCCAGGTCCTCGTCGCTGTCGGCGACGACAGCCACCGTCGTTTCAGCCATCACACGCTCACCTTGTGGCCGCGGATCTCGAAGTAGCTGGTATTGGTGGTGCCGCCGCCCTCGTGGTAGCAGCCGAACTGGATGAAGTCGGTCACGATCATGGCGACCTGGACGTGCAGGCCGTAGCGGTCACTGGTGATCGGCGAGAAGAGCTCCTGTTGCGTCACGAACACGCCATTTTTGCTGAGGATCAGGTCGCCGCGGGTCCAGCTGGTCATGGTGGCGGCGAACATCAGCGAGAACTCGTAGACGCCGGCGCCGCTCTGCGCGGTGCAGGTGACCCGGGTTGCGTCCGTGCCGATGTTGATCATGCCGTGCGTGTCTTCGACCTCGGTATCCATCTGCAGCTTGGTCTCGACGCTCACGGCCATTGACTGCGTCGCGTTCCGCTGCCCGTAGAACGTCGGCATCTTCAGCGCTGTCGTCCGGGCCGTGTCCATCGTGCCCAGGGCCGTTGCGATGTCGTCGGCCAGCTGCGACTCGTTCGTGTGCGAGATGACGTCGGTCACGTAGGGGTAGCGCAGGGCCAGGTTCGGCGTGGTGGACCCCATCACAGCCCCCTGAAGCGGACGACCTCGAGGCGTGTCCCGAACGACCCGGACCCGACGACGACCACTGTGGATCCGGCGTTCTGGTGGAAGAAGGTCAGCCACACCTGGTCGCCGGCGATCAGGCGGAACATGCCGGTGACGCCGTTGTACATGTCGGCGGTGCCGGCCTGGAAGGCCAGCGCGTAGCGGGCGCCAACGACGTCGAGGAGACCGGCGGTCTTGGCGGGGCGGTAGTGGACCAGGCCGACGCGGTGCTGGGCGGCCGCGGAGATGGTGCCCGTGGCCTTGGACCGGATATGCCCCGTGATCTTGAACCAGCCGGGCAGGTCCGCCCGGACAACACCAGGTGTGTTTCGCACGCCCAGGCCGGTGCGGCTGCTCACCGTGTCCGGGCTGACGCTGCCTTCCGAGCCGGCGATGAACGGGAAGCTGTCGCCCAGCTTCTGCTCGGCGATCATGGTAGAGCGGACCAGGGCGTTCGCCCAGGCCGAGGCCAGCGCCGACAGATCCGCATCGACCGCCCGCGCGAGCAGCTCCGTATGCAGGCCGCCGTTCCCGACCTCGGCCGCGCTCTCCGGGTAGGGGTAGCGGCGATTGTCCGTATAGAGCACGGCTCACACGTCCCTGTACTTGTACGCCCACATTTCGGCGTATGTGACGACGGTGTAGTTGAGGTGCGCCCCGGGCGTGCCGGAGTAGGTCATGGCCAGACTGACCGTATCCGTCGCCGGCGCCAGGGCCTTGACCTTGGTGTAGCCGGACAGCCCGACCTGCTCAATCGAGCCATCCCTGCGGGATTCGTTGTGCGTGCCCTGCGGGGTGCTCATGACGGTCATCATGTCGGCCGCGGTGCCGCCGCCCAGGCCGGTGCACATCAGGTAGAACCCGACCTCCCAATACCCGGCCGTGTTCAGCGAGATCGTGATCCCCGACGGGTCGGCCATGTCCCCGGTGTCCTCGTCGACCGTATCGAAGATGATCTGCGCGTTCGAGCCGCCGAAGTTCAGGGTCACCGGGGTGTTCAGCCGCATCACACAGAACGGCGAGTTGACCTGGCGGTCAAGATCGTAGTAGTGCGACGTCATCCGCTGGTCCGCCTCGATGGCCAGCGTTTTCAGGTACTGCCAGTAGTCGACAACCCTGTCCGTGCTCTGGGCCCTGGTCAGGTTCTGGGTCGCCGTCTTGTCCGCCACGTCACACCGTCCTGATGATCGCCTGGTCGCCGGCGTCGACCGCCAGCAGGGAGCCCCGCCGGGCGGCGGCGTCGTCGACCCGGGACGTGCCCGAGCCCGAGAAGCGCTGCAGCGTCATCGACCAGGTGCGCCGCGCCCCGCCCAGGCTGGGCGGAACCAGGATCGCCCGGGAGGCGTAGTTGCCGACCCCGCCACCGGGCTGCGTCTCCTCGATCTGCACGGCCGTGCCGCCGAGCTCGACCAGCCGCATGATCAGCACATCGTTGGCGACCGTCGAAAACCAGGAGTAGTTCCAGCGCAGCTCGACCCAGTGCCCGGCCGGGTGGAAGTAGGTCACCCCGTACCGCGGCACCGGCACCAGCGCGCCCGTCGATGAGGCCATCGTCGCGCCCGACCCGGACAGGGCCATCCCGTCGAGCAGTGTCGACCCGATGCCGGTACCGGGTGACGAGTTGTCCGTCGGCGTGCCAGGTCCCACCGGCCGGCCGAGGGCCGTCCAGGAGTCGCGATACCGGGACAGCAGCACCGGATCTCCAACGCCCGGGTTGTAGGAGCTCAGGTGTGCAACGCCGTCGATGACGCCGCCGGCGACGTCGACGGTCAGGCCGCGGGTCGTGACCGCGGTGACGAGGCCGACGCGTCCGTCGGTCGGCTCGTCAGTCCGCTCCGAGGTGCCCGCGGTCAGCCGGCGCGGACCGGCCACCCGGATGCCGGGCGACGTCACGGCGACTCCACGGCGGCGCTGGTGTAGCCGCGCCCATCGATCTGCATCGTGCCGCCCCCCAGGGTGAACGAGAAGCCGGCGAGCACCTGCAGCGCCGACCGGGACCGGAAGGTGACCAGCGCCGGGTCGCCGAGCTCGAGGGACGCGTCCGGCTGACACGTGATACCCCAGGAGTCGACCAGGGCGCGCGTGCGGGTGATGAGCGCGCGGGCGATCGCCAGAGCCTGAGCGCTGCTCGTGATGCCGGTGACGCGCACCTGGGTGGCCTGCACGCCCATTGGGCCGTCGACCCACGTCGGCGAGGCCGGGTCGGTGTCCTCGGCCATGGCGTAGATGGGCGCCGACCCGTCGGCCCGGTCGCACGTGACCGTGATCCGGTTGAACAGCCCCTCCGAGGACCGGTCAGGGGCGGCCTCCACGACGGTGCCGCCCGGCCCGTCCGTGAGTAGGAGTGGCTGCATGGTGGGGGCGACGGTCCAGGGGATGCGCCGGATCACGTAGCGGCCGTCGGCCAGCGCATACCAGAACGCGTTCCCAGCCTTGGCGAGGCTGTCGAGGGCCGCGGCCAGGTCGCCGTCGTAGGCCAGGCCGGCCGGCACCGTGTCGGTGATCGCGTCATGGGTGCCGAAGACCGCGGCCGGGTTGGCGATCAGGACGAGGCGCTCGAACTCCTCGACGATGGTCGCGCCCGCCGTCGCGGCGAGCGGCGCCTGCAGGCCGGCGGCGACGACGACGCCGGCGTTGTCCGTGCAGCCGATCGAGACGGTCGGACCGTACTTGGCTGTGCGGATCCGCCCGACGAACACGGGGAATTCGTCGGGCTCGCCGTTGCCGTAGATCACGCCCCGGAAGGCCCTGATCTCCTGGCCGTAGGGGTTGAGCAGGTCCGTCCAATCCCACGGGTACAGGTCGGCCGGCACGGACAGGTCCAGCGTCCTGGTCACGCGGGAGCCGAGGGTGGCTCGGATCGAGCCGGCAAAGAACACCTTCCGGGAGACGCGCGGATCCGCATTCGGCGACCAGGCGAGCTCGTCGACCTGGACGCCGGCCCTCCACACCTCGACGCGCGCGTACGCCTGGTGCGGCCGGGCGATGGCCTGCCGGTAGAAGGGGTTCCGGGGAGGAATCATGCGGTCAGCAGCCCGCGCAGGCCGTCGAGCCAGGTCGCGCCCGCGGTCGTGGCGGCCCCGAATGTGGCGTACTTGTCAAGATCCATGTACCGGGTGTTCCAGGTTCCGTCAGCCGGGCCGATCGGCGCCTCGACCTCCCGGAACGGCGCTGAGACGACACGGTAGGGCTTGCGCTGGTCCTGGCCGATCAGCGTGAAGGCCAGGTCGCCGTGAATGCCGTACCGGTCCGGCTCCCGGTAGGCCTCCGGCAGCTGCAGGAACAGCGGTGCGCCGGACTCGTGCAGCGACTCCACCTGGTCTCGATCAGCCTCGGTCATCGTGCCGACGCCGATCGACCGGTTTCCGCTCTTCCGCCTGGACCAGGTGGCCACCGGGTAGGGCGAGTCGGGCACCTCGGTGAGCACGGCGTCCGCCGGACGCGTCCGTTCGGACAGGCCCAGATAGACGACCGACGACTGGGGCAGGCATTCGGAGGTGCGCAGGTCAACCCACAGGCGCACCTTCGTGGCCGGGTGGAGCGGATCGGTCCACCACCCGCCGCCGCTCGAGGGCAGCACGACGTCGGCCGCGGTGGCCGTCGTTGCCGAGCTGGTCACGTACATCTCGTCCGCGTACAGCTTCTGCGTGGTCGGCGGGGTGCCGGTGATGCCGGCCACGATCCGCATCTGGGTCGTGGTGGCCGGGGCGGCGCCGCTGGCCGTGTAGAAGCCCCACGCTCCCGGGTAGGGCGTGACATCGGTCAGGGTGCCGACCGTCGACAGGAGCGTCGTGCCCGCGTAGTACTGGATCTGCACGCCGATGCCGCCGCCCCAGTACGTCGGGACCATGAGCCGGCCGGTCGCCGTATAGGTGGTGCCCGCGGTTGCCGGCACGAACTCACTGACCGCTTTCGAGGTGGCCCCGACACCCGGGGTGAGCTTGAGCGACGCGGCCGAGCCGACGTCGGGCGCGTAGTAGGCGTACGACTGTTCGGGCGTGCCGATCGTGCCGTTGTTCGCCGTGTTCAGCCACTCGGTGACGCCCTGCTCAAACGAGCCGTTGGCGTTAATCGAGACCGTGGACACGTAGGTGAGCGGCACGTCGAGCGGGGCCTCGTGGTCGTAGCAGACGCCGATGCCGTTGGACAGTAGCGACGGCATGCCGTCGCGCAGGAGCGTGCGCACGCCGGCGACCTGGCGGTACACGAGGGCGCGGCGGGTGGACGGGAAGTCCTGCCAGTTCACCTCGACCCGGGCATACCCCTCGCCGGCGATGACCGTTGGCGTGACCGACCCCATGCCTATGCCTCTCGCGTGCCGTAGGCGAGCTCGTCGCCCTGGTCGTCGAGCTCGCCGTTCACGACGGTGCGAACCGTCGGGATGATGACGCCGGACGGGTCAAGGTAGACGACCACCTGAACCCCGTTGGATGGGCGGCCCATCTTGAGCAGGTTGACCAGCCCCGACTCTTTTGCCAGCTGCTGGGCGCGCTGCGCGTTCGTGAGCGGGATGACCACCTCGGGGCCGGCCTCGCCGACGACGGCAAGGGTGGGCCGGTCCACGACATCGCCCTTGGCCAGCCGCGGGAGCCGCGGGAGGGAGCCAGGCAGGCTGTTGTCGATATCTGCGATGCCCGAGTTGATCTGGTCAATCGCCCAGTTGATCCCGCTCTTGAGCGCGTTCACGACCTTGCGGCCCAGGTCCGTTGCGAAGTCGCCGATCTCCGACAGGCCCTGGGCGATCTTGCGGCCGATGCCACGGGCCGCGTCGAGGATCCGCGGGCCGAGGGCCTCGATCCGGCCGGGGATGGAGTTGACGAAGTCCAGCGCCTTGTTGAACCCGTCGACGATCCAGTTGTAGGAGTCGACGACGACGCGCTGCCAGATGTCCTTCATCAGCTGCCAGATGAACTCTCCGGCGGCCGACAGGACGGCCGGTACGGTGACCAGGAAGAAGTCTGAAATGCTCGTCCCGAGATTCTGTAGGAAGCCCCAGATCGCCGACCCGGCCGCTTCGAACCAGCCCGGAATGGAATTGACGACGTAGATGATCGCGTCTATGCCGCCCTGGACGATGGCCACGACGAAATCCCACCCGGCCTGGATCGTCTCCGTGAACTTCCGCCACCCTATATCCCACGCAGCCGATAGGATTTGCGGCAGTCCGAGGACAATGCCGATGGCGCGGCCGATGTTGCGCAAGACCGTCTGGTACCAGTCGGTGAGCATTTCGATCAGGAAGTTCCGGCCGCTGGTCTGCAGGCCTCTCAGCGCGCCGATGACCCTGTCCGGCAGGCCGGCGAAGAACGCGACAACCTGGTCGAACCAGCGCGGGATCGTATCCGTGAAGAAAGACCCGATGGCCTTACCCAGGTCGACAAAGAAGCCGACAACAGCGTCGTAGGCGACGTGGAAGGCGTGCCCTATGCTCTTGCCTACGAATACCGCGAACTGGCCAATCTTGGCTATCAGCCACACGAACCCACCGCCGAGGGCCTGCAGCGCGGCGCCGAGCTGCTTGACCGAGCGGAACATGAAGTTCAGGACGAGTAGAGACTGTTGGATGCTGCCGACCAGGAAGTTTAGGACCTTGCCGAACGCCTTTGTCAGGGTCGCCAGGTTGTGCAGCGATTCCTTGCCCTTGTCCGTCTGCAGAAACTCATTCAGCCGCTTGAATTCGTCCGCGAATTCGTGGATGAATTGCCGGCCGGCGTCGCCAATCTCGCCACCGAAGAACGTCAGCACGGCGGCCGTCGCATTTTTGATGGTGTCCCAGAGGCCGGTCGCGGCATCCTTCGCCTTGCCGAGCCACTCGGCCAGCTGGCCATTCTGCTGGATCTTCGACAGGAACCCTGCGGCGGTCTTCAGGCCACCCGAGAGGGCGTGGAAGAAGTCCTCGACGAACGGCAGGCCCTTTTCCATGATCCCGAACAGGTTGCCGAAGAGCTCAATGGACGGGCCGGTCAGGTCCTTGATGATCCGGGCCGTCGATTGAAACAGCTTGTTGATGTCGGCAACAACGTCGTTCGACGAGAGCAGGGTGATCAGCTCCGCACCGAACGTGCCCAGCTGCTTGGCGACGAGGGCCAGGCCGTTGCGGAGCATCGGTAGCAGCAGTGCGCCGAGCTGCTTGACCTGGCCGACGAGCGGGGCGAAGAACGCCTGCTGCACCGTCGACTTGATGCTCTTGAGCATCGGGCCGAGGGTGACGAACTCCTTGACGACCTTCTGCGCGGCCGGGGCCAGGCCCTTCAGGGCCTCCTTGAACTTCTCGGTATCCCCGGACAGCCCTGCGCCGATCGCCTCGCCGATCCCCTGGAACGCGATGACCAGCGGCGCTATGCCGGCCACGGCCACGCCGGCTAATGCCGGGAGCGCGAACAGGGCCGCGCCCAGCTGGACCAGGGCGCCAGCCACCCCGAGAATCACCGGGACGAGCAGGATCAGCGCGCCGACCTGTAGGACGCTGCCGATCGTGCCGCCGATGTCGCCGATCTTGCTGAACACCTTGCCCGCGTTCTCGAACAGCTGACCGCCGGTCTTGAGCCCGTCCGCGATGCCGCCTGAGATCGCCCCCGAGATCGCCCCGAATATCGAGCCGGAGTCGTTGCCGCGGCGGCTGTCGAAGAAGCTGACCAGCTTGTCGAGCAGGCCCTTGCCGGCCTTCTCCGCGCCCTTCTTGAGGGCCTGCTCGCCCTTCTTGGCGAACCCCTTGCCGGCCTTCTCCGCGGCCGCCTCGCCGGCCTTCTCCGCCTTGTTCTCCAGCTCTGTGAACGACACGTCCTTGACGGCCGTTTTCAGCGCGGCCATGAGCTTGGTGCGGAGCTCGGCGGGGAACTTGGCGAGGTCCGCGCGGACCTCGATGTACGCCTTCCCCAGCTCCGCCATGCAGTGATCGTACTGGCGTACGACGGCGGCGACGATCAGCCCATCTGCTGCTGCTCCAGCATCATGGCCCGGAACTCGTCTTCGTCGGTGGCCGGGAGCTCTGCCGGGTCGACGCCGGCTGGGATCATGGCCAGGTTGGCGTCGAAGCGGGCCAGGGCGGGCTCGTCGTGGCTGATCAGCCGCCGGATCAGGGCGTAGATGGCGTTCAGGGCCGCGGCCAGGGGCAGCACGGCCAGGTCCAGGCCCTTCAGCATCAGCTCGCCGTGCAGGGTCGGCCAATTCTCCTGCGCGGCAAGGTTGCGGATCAGTCGATCGGCCTCCCACCAGGGCCGGCCGGCGGCGACCTCGAGCGCGGCCCGCTCCACCTCGGCGAGCTCGTCGCCGTCGATCTCGCCGAGAACGAACGCCGTCCAGACGTCACGCTGGTCGGTGGCGTTGAGCAGGCCGGGCACGATCGAGCCGCCGTCCGTGGTCAGGACGGCGGCTATCCAGTCGGCGGCCGGGAGCGGGGGGATCGTGTACTCGTAGTCTCCGAGCTCGACGATCACCTCGACCGGCCGCAGCCCGACGAGCGGATCCACTGTCAGGAGTTCGTGGCTTGGCCGGTGCGGAGGTACCGCTCGAACTTCTCGGCGGCCTGGGTGACGGCGTATGACGGAATGTCGGGGTGGGCGGCCGAGTAGGCGACGGCGAGCTCGAGGGCGCGGTCGCGGTACTCGCGGTCCCGTGCCTCCTGCTGCTGCGTGCGGAGCTCGTCCATGGCGCTCACCGCTTGGCCCCGCGCGTGGTGCTGGCGCCCGCCCGGGCGCGGCGGGTGCTGCGCGGCGCGTCCTCGTCCGGCGTGGCGGGCAGGAAGAAGCGGAGGCATTCGAGCAGGCCCTCCGCGTACTCCTCGAGCTTGATCCGCTCCGTAGCCATGCCCTCGTAGACGGCGTTCAGCACAACCGGGTCGGTCACCAGCGTGTCGATGACGTCCAGGAAGAGGAAGCAGCCCTGCGCAATGGACTTGTCGTCCTTGGTGCCGAGCAGCCGCTCGATGCGCCGGAGCGTCGCGACCTGGCCCTCGGTGGGCTTGTGGAGTACGACCTGAAGATCGCCGATGGTGATCGGCGGGGCCTTTTCGCGGTTGTCGACCTGAGCCATACAGCGAGGCTACACGGCGACGCCGCGGGCGATCGTGGTGCGGCGCACGATGAACCCCCGCGGGATCGCCGTCTCGACGAGCGCCCGGAACATGAACGGGCGCGGCTTGGTGCCGGGGTGGCGGACGCTGCGCACGATGACGACGCCGCCGGCAACCCTGAACTTCAGCGCCTTTTTCTTGCGGGCCACGATGCGGTGCGGCGCGGTGCCGCGCTCGACATAATGCGTGTACCTCGGGGAGGCGGTGACGCGCCCACGCACGTAGGTGCGGAACGGCCGCATGGTCATCTTGAGGGAGTTGGCCATGCGGCTCGTTCGCTTCGGTGCCGTGACCCGGGTGCGGTTCAGGGCCTGGCGGGTGGTCTCGGCGACGTAGGGGGCGGCGAGGCTAACTCCGACGGCGAGAACTCTTGACCGGTCCAGCTCCACTCGTGCTTTCAGGGACGCCATCTTCGCTCTCCTGCCCGTCCGGCTCGCCGGCGTCGCCGGGCGCCGCGCTGTCCGTCGAGGTGGGCTGGTCCGCCACGGATGGCCGGGCCTCGTCGGACTGGCCGTCGGCGTCGTCGTCGACCGGCTCGAGGTATCCGGTGTTGAGCCAACGCTTGTGCTGCTCGTCGGTGTCGTCGAGCTCGACGACCTGTCCGAGGGTGAATGCGTCGAAAGCGCGGTCCGCGCGGTACTGCTTCAGCATGCCGACCAGCCTACGTGCACGTATCGCATGCGTCGGCCCTGATCGTGACCTGTATCGTGACGCCGCCGCACCCGCCAGAGTTGGGGAGCGGGCCGATCTGCCCGGCGGTGACGTCGGCCTGGTCGAACGCGTCGCGGAGGCAGCACAGCACCCGGCGCAGGGTGGCCGCGTCGTCCATCTGCTGCTGCGTCGCCGCGGTCCACTGGGCGTCGGTGACCCGCTCGCCGCGGGCGGTCCGGGCCAGCGGAATGCAGCGCATCAGCCCGATTTCGATCACCACGGCCCAGCTGTTCGGCGGGCAGTTCGACGGGGTGCCGTTCGGCTCCATCCAGTTCTCGTCGCTGCCCTCGTAGTTGGCCGCCATCCGCACCCAGCCGATGCCGTCGCAGCACTCGTCCCCGTACTGGTCGGCCTGCTGCTCGAAATCTGCGCCGGGCCGCAGGTGGAAGTACGCGGGGACGTTCGGGGCGACTGCGGCCTGGTCGCGGAGGCACTGCAGGGCCTGGGTCAAGATCGGCATCACCATGGTGTCCTGCTTTACGGTCGGTGCCGCGGACGGGTCAGGCGATCCGGCCCCCGCGGTACCACCGGACGTGTCGGTGTAGATCGTCGACGGCGCCAGCGTATCCGTGGACCCGGCCCCGGCCGCGCCCCCCGAGGCGTCCACGAACGTGCGGGCCAGGGCGTCGGCGGACCCGCCCCCGGCACTGCCGCCACTCTGGTCGACAAATGCCCTGCTCAGCGTGTCGGCGGAGCCGCCGCCTGCAGCACCACCGGACCCGTCGACGAACGTCCGGGCCAGAGTGTCGCCCGACCCGCCGCTGGCCTGGCCGCCGGAGGCGTCGACGAACGTCCGGGCCAGCGGGTCATCGCTCCTGGCCCCCGCCGCCCCACCGCTCGTATCGGTGAAGATCACGTCGGCGCCGCCGGCGGCGAAGTTGTAGCTGGTCGGGTTGGTGCCCGCACTGTTGGATCCGACCGCGGCGCCGAGGGTCGAGGTGCCGATCGCGACGACATGCCCCGCCGTGCCGTTCCAGTTCTCGAACTGGACGAGCTCCTTCGGGGCGAGCGCGGCCCAGTCGGAGAGATTCGCAGTCTTACCGCTGTCGATCGCCGCATCGCTGAGCGCCGAGTCCCAGATGGCCACCCAGGCGACGTCGCCGTTAGCCTGGGCCACCGCGTTGGCGCCGACGCGGAAGGTGCCGCCCGTGGCTGCGCCGGGGTCGGTCTGATTGCTGGCCCCCACCGCTACCGCATGCGTGAACGCTCCGGTGCCGCTGGCGTTGTACAGCCAGTAGTGCATGCGCCAGGGGTTCGCCCCGGCCGCCTTGGTCTGCACGATGATGTAGTACGAGCCCTGCGTGAGCGGGCCGACGCCGGAGGAGAAATCGTTCAGGCCGTACAGGTTGAGGGCGGCCTCACCCAGGGCGCGGACCGCGGTTGCACCCGAGTTGTAGATGCTGATGGCGCCGCCGTTGTTGTTGCCGGCGCCGAAGCGCACCATCGCGGCGAGCGTGACGGCGCCGCCCGAGGCGGCCGCGGCGTTGCCGATGGTAAACGGCAGGTAGTTGGCGCCCACCGGGAAGAGTACGGACACGCGCGCCCCCTACGGCTCGGCGTCGCTGGGAGCGGGCCGGTCAGTAGTGCGCAATATGGAAGTGCCCCAGCGACGGGTGCGGGTTGATCGTGAACGCGCCGCCGCCGCCGGCCTGGTCCGTGCCGAAGTCCTTGACCGCGATCAGTGGCCGGGTCGCGGCCGTCGCCGGCGTCGTGTCGGTGATGACGCAGTACCGGATGCCGGTCACGCCCGTGGTCAGCGTCCAGCTGGGCGCTGACGTGCACTGGAAGACGGTGATCGCCAGGGCGTAGCAGGTCCAGGTGACGCCGCCGTCGACGACGGTTTGGCCCAGCACCGTCGGGTAGGTCGGGAGGCCGGCCCCGGTCGTGCCGGCCGTGGTGGCCCGGTACAGGAAGCCGTTCGCCGCGGCGGGGCGCACGACGTCGCCCAGGGCGTAGGCGGTCGTGGCGGCCCGCTGGACCGCCCAGGAGTTGGCGACCGTCAGGGTGCGGGTGATCGCCCCGACGGCGACGCCGCCGGCCGTATATCCGCCAGCGGTGGGGAGCTCGTTGGTGAGGTCGTTCTGGTAGTCGTCCGTGAACCGGTTCAGGGCGTACGTCGCCGTGTGCAGGGTGGCGAACATGCCATCATCGAAATCGGTCTCGAGGTTGGCCATGGCCTTGAAGGCTGAGGCGTACCAGTCCACGGCAGGCTCCTAGCGGAACGTCGGAAGGTCGGGGGACATCACGCGCAGCCGGTTGGGGAGGCCGCGCGGGTTGACGAGCGCCAGGATCTGGTCGACCTCGGGCACACCGGTTCGGCCCTTGTCGAGATAATCTGCTTGATCTACGAATTGGATGTCGACGCCCTGCCGGGTCACCGACTGGATGCGGTTCGGGAGCAGGCAGTTCCCGCCCGCACGCCCGCGCGCGATCTCACACGCGTACACCGCCGCCGCCTGCAGCACGTAGCCGGGCACGGCCACGCCGCGGGTGTACGCCACCGACCAGGTGCCGACGGCCCCGGCCGGGGCCCGCAGGTCCTGCGTTGCCGGCCACGCCAAGCCGTCCTGGCGAATCAGCCGCGAGCCGTACAGGCGGTAGGCGGACGGGTCCAGCGCCGCCCCGTCGATCGCCACCGCGGTGATGGCGCCGACCGGGCCGGGCAGCGCGATCGCCCCGTCATTGCAGGAGCAGGGCCCGCCGCAGCAGCCGACAGGCGCTACCGCATCGGCCACGGCCGCGCTGGAGTTCACCCACAGGGACCAGGACGGCAGCACCGGGTAGGTCAGGTAGAGCGGCTCCTGGAGGGCCTTGCACGGCCGGACGGTCACCGGGCACAGGCCGTACTGGCGGCCGGTCGCCGCCCAGACCACGAACGTTGCGAACTGCAGGGCGTAGGCGCGTTCCTCGACGGTGAACGCGCCCCAGTCGGAGCACAGCGCCCCCTCGGGTACCGCCCAGTTGCATGGGCCGGACACGCAGCACCTCCCGGGGAGAAAAGCCAGGGCGGCGGCCCGCCGTGAGGCCGGCCGCCGCCCAAAGGGTAGATCAGGCGTCCGGCGTCAGCGTCTGCGCGCCGCACACGGCCGTCGGTGGGGCCAGGGTGGTCATCTGGAAGTGGCGGTGGTCGGTTGCCGAGATGGCGGTGATGAGCTTCGCCCCGGCCGGGGCGGCCACCGACTTCCAGACGTTGAACGGGCCCGTACCCCACGCGCTGTTGGGGCTCGTCCGCATCTGCGTGACCTGGAAGTTTGCCGCGCCGTTCTCGATGGTGAGGTCGCCGATGACGCCCTCCTTGACCCACGGCAACAGGAAGTAGCCGTAAGCCTTGGTGCCGCCGGCGCAGCCCGTCGAACCGCCCAGGTCGGTCCATACCTCGAGGCCGAAGTTCCCAGACACGTTCTCCCGCGTGCGGAATCCGATCGCCTCCGGGGTGGCCGCGTCGTTCATCACCAGCGGCGAGCCGGTCATGAAGTTCACGAGTTCCGGGTCGACCCCGCACAGGGTGATCGTCAGGTTGAACCAGCGCAGCCGGGCAGGGTCGCGCTCGTTCAGGCAGTAGTCCCCATTCGCGTTGATCAGCTCGTACTCGGTCGGGTCGCGATAGACGGCCTGCTGCTCGACGCTGATGAAACCGTCCGTCACCACCATCTTTTTGGTGCCGCTGACGACCGCTCCACACGCGTCGAGGCTCACCACCCGCATGACCTTGCCCTTGAAGGGCTTCAGGCAGTAGGTAGCCATGGCTTACTTGCTCTCCTCCGTCGCGGGGGTCTCGGCCTTGGCGGCCGCGGCCCGGTTGCGCTTGGTCCGCTTCGGGGCCGGCGGCTCGTCCGCCGGCGCGTCGCCGACCGACTCTTCGTCCTCGGGGAGCTCGCCTGTGTCCAGGTCGGGCCGATCCTCGCCCGGATACTTCGCCTCCCACTCCTCATCGCTGAGGGTGTGGGCGTCGAAGTCGCGGCCCGAGGCCTCGACCTTCCCTGTGGGGCCGCCGGGGTCGCCGCTGGCGTTCGCGGCGAAACCCGCCTCGGCCGGGGTCAGCAGGCCCGAGGCGACGCCCTCGGACGAGTCGCGCTCGTCGGCGGCCGCCTGGGCGTCGGCGATCCGCTGCGCATCCGCGTCGGCCACCGCCTTGCGGTGCTCGAGCAGCTTCTCGGCCAGCTCGTCGGGGACCTCGTAGACGCCGCCGTGCGGCACCCCTGACCGGGGGCGCCAGACGACGTCGGCCGGGTTCTCGGCGTTGTCGATCAGCTGGCGCGCGACATCCTGCTGCACCTCGTCGTCGCGCAGTACGTACTCAGCCATCGGTCCTGTCCTCCTACGCTCTCGTGACCTTGACCATGGCCACGAGGTTGCACTCCGCGGCGATGGTGTAGACGCGCCACGCGATGAGCGTGCGCTGGTTCTTCACCTTGTCGAGGAGGATCTCCGGCGGGTCCTGGTAGAAGATCTTCGACCGCCCCAGCAGGATGCGGCCGGTGATCGCCATGTATTCCGTTGTCGCGTCCGGCGCGGTGGCGTTGTCGGGGCTTGCCCCGGCATAGCCGGCACCCAGCACCGTGTCGGAGCCGTACCACGTGTACGCGTGCCCGTTGTCGCTCGACAGCGGGCCGCGCAGCACCTGGTGCAGGTAGGCGCCCATGCCGGGTCGGGCGTGCAGGAGCGTCGGGCCGTCGTACGACCACGCCGCCGACTGCTGCTCAAGCTGCCCGGTTGCCACCCGGACCGACGCCGACGTGCCCGCGAGCAGCGTCACCGCCCCTGCCGTGTTCAGCGTCTGGAAGAGCCCCGGGACGGTCCCTTCGCCGCCCCAGAGCGCCCGCTCGACGGCCCGCTGCTCGGACGCCTCGAGCCGCTCCGTGACGTTGTCGCGTGCCTTCTCGGCCGACTGCCCGACGGGCGGGCAGATGATCGACGCGTAGACGACGAACGTCAGCGCGTCCTGGAGTCCGCTGGCCGGGTCGACGACCGGGGCTGGGTATGCGACGTCCAGACACGCCGGCGGGTAGAGGTGCGACGAGCCACACGCGTTGCTCAACCAGCGGGTGCCGGTGGTCTCGGCGTGCCGTTCGATCGGCGTCGGCCCCGTCGCGGCCTGGATCAGGCCCGGCCGCCGGCTCTTGCCGAGCGGCGGGGCCTCGATGATCATCAGGGGCGCTGGCATGGGTTATCGGGCCTGGTAGGTGATGATCACGGAGATTGCGGGCAGGGCCAGGCCGGTACCGCCCGAGGCGTGTACGACCTGCAGCTGGTCGCCGGCCTTCAGCTCGAGGTTCGCCGGCGTGCCGGACAGGGTCATCTGCTCGCGGGTGCCGGCGACGCTGTTGGTCGCAGCCCAGCTGCGGGTCGCGACGACCGTCGAGCCGGAGCCGAGGGGGCCCTTGTTCTGCACGGCAAGCGTCGCGAAGTTTCCGGCGTTGGCGGTGATGGCCGCCCGCGGAACGATCTCGACCTTGAGCACCCGGGCGTCGTAGCCGACGCTTTCGGGCACGACGACGGTCGAGGTGTCGGCTGCGGCGACGGCGGGGATTTCGACGGCGCGGGGGTAGCCCGCGGTGTCGTCTGCGCGTCCGGTCATGTTCGTGAGCCTCCTCAGGCTGCTATCGGGGGCCGGGACCCGGGCCGCCTGGGAGCGGCCCGGGTCGCTATGGCGATCCTGAGGGTCAGCCGTTCCGCATGTCTGCGGTGGCGGCGGTCACGCCGGACGGGTAGATGTTGACCTTTAGGCGGCGGCTTTCGTAGCCCCGCTTCGCCATCAAGATCCCCTCTTCCGAGAAGAGGCGCACGTACTGGTTGAGCACCAAGTTCGTCGAGTCGTACACGTTGTCCAGGCGCACGACGTCCTGCACGCCCTTGACCCACGTCCCCGCGGGGTACAGCAGCACCTCGGCGACCGTCGGCAGCGTGTAGATGCCGGCGGTCTGGCCGACCGTGCTCGTGTTGGTCGCGTTGTACGTGTCCAACCAGTCGTAGACCCACTGAACGCGGGCGCCGCGGACGGCGAACCACTGCTCCACCTGGGCGCGGCCCAGGTTGAAGGCCTCCGCCGGGGTGAGGCCGGTCCGGCGCTGAATGTCGGCGCGGAGCACCTCGAGCACCCAGTACGGCATGACCGCCTCGAGCGTGGCGTCGAGGCCCATCCGGTACTTGTACCGAAGGTCCATGATCTGGATGCCGACGACGGCGAGGAGCTTGGAGAGCGCGCTCTGGTCCTTGTACTCCGACGTGGTGACCGGCAAGTTGGCCACGTTGGTGTAGTCGAACAGGGTGCTGCCCGCGACGATCCTGTTGAGCACGAAGACGTTGAGCTTGTGCGCGTGCGCGACCAGCGCGCCCCGGATGAACCGGGCGACCATCTCCGGGTAGCCGCGGTCCTGCAGGAACGCGCCGGTGATGCAGACGCCGTCGACCTCGAGCCGCACGTCGGTGAAGCTCGGGCAGGGCACGACCATGCACGTCTTGGACGTGGCCGCCTGAACCTGGGCCTCGGTCTGGTGGAAGAAGCCGCTGCCGCCGAAGATCGCAGCAAAGTCGGGGCCCACCGTGAAGTTGATGCCGCCGCGGTTGATCTGGACGGTCGGGCCGTCCCAGATGCCCGCGATCTGCTCAATCTCCATGAGCGCGTAGTCGTTCTCCGACGGCGCGCACCAGCCGGCCGCGGCGACGAGGTTGCCGCCGTCCAGCTGGGACTCGTCGGCGGCGAAGTCGAGCGCGGCCAGAATCTGCGCCTCCGAGTCGGTCTCGGAGACCTGGCGGGCCGCGGGAAGGTTCCGCTCGATCGTCAGCACCGGGGTCCGGACGTACTGACCATCGCCGATCCCCGAGTAGTTCTTCATGACGTTGGACATGGCCTTCGCCACATCCTTGAGCCCGGCGAAGACGCTGCCCGCGTTGACCGTGGGGAGGTTCGGGGCGGCGACGAGCCGGCTCGTGTACGCCGGCGGCGCGTCGGCCGGCGGGGCGGCCGGGGTCGGGGTTGGAGGCTGCTCGGTGCTGCGGGCCACGGCGGCGATGCGCGGGGCCGAGAATCGGGTCGCGGCTTCGGTCACCTTCGACGCTTCAGCGGCGGCGGCCTCGTCGGCGGCCTGCTGCGCGGCGGCCTCGGTGAGGAGCTCGGCGCGGCGGGCCTCGATGCCGGACATGGCGTCGGCCAGCTGCACGAGCGTGGCGGAGTCCTCGGCGGACAGGTTGCCGGCCGTGTGGGCCTGGACCAGGGGGGCTGCAGCCTGGGTGACGTTGACCTCGAGCGCGGCAAGATCCGCCTCGGCCAACGTAGAGAAGTCGGTAGGGATCTTGAGCTCGTCGTCCATCGCGAGTATTCCTCGGAAGTCGTCTGTCGACTGGCGCAGCTCACGCCCGGGCCGACCACGCCCGCAGGGCCCGGAACCACCTACACGTGACGTCTGGCCCGAGGATAACAGCGTTACCGCAGATGGTCGCCACGCCAAGGCCCGCTTGACAAATCTGTCAAGCGGGGTACGCTTCTCCTTGTACGGCTCACCAATACAGAGGAGCGAACATGCGGACTTACCTGATCTGCGCGAAGCACCAGGCTACGGCGCTCGTCGGTCCCGGCACGCCCCTCGGTGAGCTCGAGTGCGTCACCTGCATTGCCGAGCAGGACGAGGCCAACCGCTGGCGTCCCTGCTGCTCCGCGTACAACACCACGTGCTGTGGGCACGACGACGACGAGGGTCAGGTGTTCTTCGTCGAGCTGCAGTCCCCGAACTTCTGCGACGACGAGCACCGCGACCCGGAAGAGGTGCCGTTCTAGCCCCAGGCCATCCGGTACGTACCACCCCTACGAAGGAGAAGCGGCATGACGAAGATGAGCAAGACGCAGCGAACCGCGGTTCTCGACTTTCATAACGGCGTGACCAGCAAGCGCCACACGCTCGTGGCGGGTGCGAGCACGATCCAGGCCCTCATCCGCAACGGCTGGGCCATCAAGACCTCAGCCAACTACCGCACGGCCTACGTCACCACGGCGGGACTCATCGCCGCGGGCGTGGATATGGCCGCCATCGAGGCCGAGGCGCTCGACGAGGCTGCTGAGCGCGCCCCAGCGCACATCCGCACCAATTGCCCGGCGCTGGCCAACGGTGGGTGCATGTGCTGCACGGCCCCGGCGACGGTGCGCGCGGCCCACGGCGACGACAGCGCCTACCGCCCGCTTGACAACTCTGTCAAGCGGGCCTAGTCTAGCTCTCGTACGGCCCACCCATACAGAGGAGATGTGGCATGGCGAAGATGAGCAAGGCTCCCACGGACGCCGAGATGACCCAGCGCTATAGCGAGTCCGAGGCGCAGCGCGCACGGGCCGCGCGGGTGCAGGTCATGATCTCCGTGTTGACCACCCGTGGCCGGTCACTCGCGCAGGCCCGGCGGACGCAGCTCGCTACTGTCGTGATCGCCATGGGTCTGAACGCCGCGCCGATGAGCCGGGCCGCGATGCTCGCCGCGATCGAGGGTCGCGCGTGACGATCACGATCGGCTCCCTGAGTTCCGGGTACGGCGGGCTGGAGATGGCCCTATCGTCGTGGCTCGGTGAGATCGACGTCCGATGGCACAGCGAGATCGACCCTGACGCGTCGCTCGTGCTGAAAACCCACTGGCCTGAGGTGCCGAACCTCGGCAGCTTCACGGAACCGGGGTTCTGGGAGCAGGCCGAGCGGACGCACGTACAGTGCGGCGGCATCCCCTGCCAGGGGTTCAGCGCGGCCGGTCGTCAGCTCGGCGAGGCCGACCCCCGGCACCTCTGGCCGTTCTGGCGTCCGGGTATCGAGCTGCACCGCCCGGCCACAGTGGTCTTCGAGAACGTCGCCAACCTCACCCGAGGCAAGATGCGCCCGATCTTCGACGGCATCATCGCCGACCTGCTGGCGCTCGGTTACGACGTGCGGTGGTGCCTGCTCGGCGCCTGCGCGGTCGGTGCGGCCCACCACCGGCACCGCGTCTTCCTTCTGGCCTGCCGCTCCCGGACCACCCCGAATGCCACGCAGGTGCAGGTGCAGACCTGCGGCCGGCACGCGGCCGCCTACGTCCCGACGCCGGTCGTCACCGAAGCCAAGGGCGCCCGGAGCCAGACGTCCGGGCGCACCGAGGGGAAACGGTTCAACAGTGGTACGACGCTCGGCGATATGGTGGCCCTGCTGCGCTCCCCGAACGCACGGGACGGCGACGGCGCACGCGGACAAGGCTCGATTGAGCACATGCGCCGCCGGATGGAGTCCGGTCACACGATCAACCTTGGTGATCAACTCTCGGTCATGGAAGCGGACGGGCGCTGGGGGAAGTACGCCGAGGCCATCGCCCGGCATGAGACTGTGCTCGGCCGTCCGGCGCCGGAACCCACCGAGATAGGGCCGAAGGGCGGGCGGCGCCTGGCCGCGGCGTTCAGCGAGTGGCTGATGATGCTGCCCGAGGGTCACCTCACCAGCGTGCTCGATCGCAACCCGGCGCTGGCCCGGGCCGGCAACGGTGTCGTTCCGCTGCAGGCCGCCACCGCGCTCGGTCTGCTTTTCGCTGACATCGAGCACACGGGGGCCGCGCAGTGAGCGCCCTCCTGGCATTCTTCGCGGCCCTCCCGGCATGGCTCGCGGCGCATCCGGTCTTGGTCTCGATCGTGGCGACGCTGGCCGGCGTGGTGGCCTACCGGCTTGCGGCGTGGCGCTGGCGCGCCGAGCGCGAGCGGCGGCAGCGGGAGTTCCGGAGGCGCTGACCACCATCCCGCTTGACATAGTTGTCAAGCGGGATGTAGGGTTCACCCATACAAACCGCCGCCCCGAAGGAGCCAGCCATGACCAGCAGCCCCGCCTACCACCCCAGCCGCATCGTCCGCGCCGAGATCCACGTCGGCAACGTCGTCACCGGCCGGTGCGCCTCCATCGGCACCAACGCGACCGGCGTGGTCGTCGACGTCTACATCGGCGTTCGCTCCGCGGTGTTCGTCCGCCTGGCCGAGGCCACCGACGCGCAGCGCGCCGCCGAGGCGTCCGCGTCCGACCGGCGCTACCTGGTCCGCGAGTCCAGCGGCAAGCTGACCATGGTCGAGGGCGCGCGACCCCTCCCCGGCGACGTCGCCCTGGCGTGGATGATCGACGCCTACCGCGCCTCGACCGTCCCGACCGTGCGCCGCGACTTCCGCCAGCACATCCAGGACGCGGCCCGGCTCGGCCTGTCCGGCACCACCTTCGGCCGCCGCACCGCCACCGTCGGCACCAACACGGTCGGCCCCATCGAGCTCACCGTCGAGACCGTCGCCGGCGGCCAGGCCACCAAGGTCATCGTGAAGAGGCTCGGCGAGGTCCTCAACGCCCAGTCCGGCACCTGGGCCGCCGAGCACCAGGGGCTGCGCCAGTTCGTCGGCGCGCTCCTCGTCGCCATCGACGTCAAGTAGCCCACCACGGGCCCCGGGCAACCGGGGCCCCGTACCCGTCCCAGGAAGGAACATTCATGATCCAAAACCCGCTCTTCCCCCGCGTCGTCACCGGCGCTGCCCTCGTCGCCCAGGCCGCCCCCGGCGTCGACCCGGCCCGGCCCGTCGACGCGAACGGCCGCGAGATCCGGGTCGGCTTCACCATCACCTGGCGCGACCTCATGCTGACCGTCTCCAGCTGGGGCCGCAGCGTCGTCGACGGCGAGGCCCACTGGCACTACATGCTGATCATCGACCGCGAGCAGGCGGCCGACTACGGCGTCTACGCCATCCCGCTCGGCGACCCCGACAACCCTGTCGTCGTAATCGACCCGCCGGCGACGGCGCCCGCGGCCGCGACCACCGACGACATCCTGCATCGGCTCCGCGAGCTCGTCGCCGAGGACACGACCGCGGTTGCCCCGGCCGAGGACCGGGTCCCGAACCCGGCCGCCCGGCTGGAGTGGGTGGAGCTGTTCGACGAGCTCGACTATCGGATGAGCCGTGCGGGCTACCCCACGCCGTCCCAGTGGCGGCGCTGATGACCCGCTTCATCACCATCCCCGGGCCGGAAGGTGCGACCCGCGTCCGGTTCGAAGACCGCAACGGCGTGGCCATGACCGCGCGCCTGATCACCTCCGGCTCGTACAAAGGCCTGTGGGGCGACGAGGGCGGCGGCATCTGGGACTGGCCAGACCTGCTCGTCGCGCACGAACCCCTGGAGGTTGTCGAATGACCACGCTCGTCACGCCCACCGACCGGCAGCTGACCCGCGTCCAGCTGACCGACCCGGAGTTGCGCAACCAGGTGTCGCACCGGGTGCGCGAGCTGGACCGACGGCACGTCGCGGTCTTCGGGGACGGCCAGCAGCCGCCCTTGCCGCGCCTGCTGGCGTGCAACGAGCGCGCGGAGGTCCTGCACTCCGGCCTGGTTGCCGGCGGCCCGCTCGGGGTGCTTGTGGCTCAGGCGGTGCTGTCCGGTCTCGTCGGACCTGTCGAGGCTGGCCAAGCCGAGTTCTGGGAGACCGCCCTCGGCCGGGTCATCGCCCTCCGCGGCGGCTACCCGCAGGAGGCGATGCCGCGCCTACACGCGGCGGCCCTGCTCGATGTCACCCGGCAGCGCATCAGCCAGATGGAGGCCGTGGGCCTGCTCGAGGCGAACGCCGGCGGGCTGATCACCACGGCCAGCCTGACCCGGCTGCTCGTACCGGCATGAGCGCCACGCTGCACCGGCCGGGGAGGCCGGAGCACCGGTGCGACCTGGGAGCGCTGCAGCCGAACTGGAAGGCCCTGGCCCGGTGCGACGAGTGCGGGTCCTGGTGGACTGGCTACGGCGACGTGTGGCTGCCCGAGGGACCGCTCGGCATGGCATCCCGCTGGTGGCGGGCCATCCGCCGCAGAGGGTAGGTTGGCCGCCAGCGCCTGATGCATCGCAGACGGATGCTGGTCGGCGTTCTCGACAGGACGCATTGAGCGGCGCGGGTTGCACCCCGTGCCGCTCTTGCCGTCTTACCCTGGTCAGCATGGACGAGCTCGACAACGAACCGGCGCCGGCCGAGGTTCTCAGCTACTGGCGGGCGTACGCGATGCTGCTCGACGTCGCCAAGCCGCTCCCGGTGCGCCAGACGTTCGGCGTCACCGTGCCGGCGGCGAGCGCGATCCGGCTGCAGCACTACTGGGAGACCGGCAAGGGCGGCCGGGTGACGGCACGGTGGGGCACCGAGGGGTCGATGCAGCGGTGTATACGCGCGAACCGGGACCACATGCGTGATCCCGGCGGGTACTGCGCGAAACGTCACAAGGCAGTCACCGGCCAGTGGCCCACGGAAGGCGGGAAGGCCGGCATCCCGTCCTAGGCCCGGCGGACCCAGGCCCCGGTCGCTGCCGACGCAACTGTGCGCGCCTCCTCCCGTGTGCCCTTCGTGCGCCCCTGCGCAACCTCGAGCACCGTCCCGTCCCCAGCGACGGCCTGGTACTGCTCCCCCTGGGCCGCGGCCCCCTTGCACGAGCACATAGCGCTATCCCCTCTGGAAGACCGCGGCTGCAGACGCGGCCGCGTGACGGGTGAAGACGGCGGCCGCCCCGGCGACCTCGGCCTCGGGGGCGACGTAGCCGGCGGCGACCAGGGACGTCACCTCGCCGCGCTCCATGTGGTAGCGGGGCACGCCGAACCCGGGCGCGTTGACGGAGTGGGCCAGGATCAGTTCCCGGGTGCCGGCGATCCGCCGCCAGTCTCCGGATGGCGGGTGCCGGCGCAGCTGGGCCAGCATTTCCTCGGTCGCCTCGGGCACGGCCGCGCCGGAGAACCAAATGCCGTGCTTGCCGTCGGAGAAGCGGCCGATCGCGGCGCAGCTGGCGGCGTTGTCGTAGTGCTCGAGCGCCGGGCGGGCGCCGTACTTCAGGTCCGCGTGGCCGCCGCCGACGGTGACCCGGCCGACGGGCAGGCTCGCCCCGGAGGCGGTGACGACGTAGCCGGTGTGCGCGTGCGCGTACGCCGACGCCGACCTGGGCGCCGTCTGACAGTTGCCGGGGAACCCGACATGGCACGTGTTCCAGTCGGCGATGTGCCCGTACACGCGCCCGTCGGCGGTGACGGTCATCGGGGTGAGCCGCTCCGGCTCGGGCGTGGCAAACCACTCGTCCGGCGGCGCCACCGGGGCGGCCGCGGCCACCAGCGACCCGGCGCTGGTCGGCACCCACGGCGGGGTCGGGAGGTCGCACCGGTCGGCGAGCTTGACGAGGGCGCGCTTCATGACGCCGCGGGTCTCGGCGTCGAACGGGAGTCGGTGCTCGTAGTTCGCGAACACCGAGATGGCGTCGGCGACTGCGCCCGGGATGACGTGCAGCTGCCCGTCGATGTAGGTACCGACGGGGAAGAGCGGCTCGTCGGCCTGGTAGAGGGCGCTGGCCACCATGGACTCACCGTCAGCTTCGGCCTCGAGCCAGGCCGCGGAGTCCCAGGGGATGAACGCGACCGGGACGTCGGCCCAGTCGCGCTGCACGCCGACTTCCGCGCGGACCGATGCGACCAGGGCGTCGTAGTCCTCGACCGAGATCTCGTCGAGCTGGAAGGCGCGTACCTCGGAGAACGCGGCGACGGGGACGAGGGTCGCGGCGCCGATCTCGCCGGAGTTGACGAGAATGTCGGGCCGCTGGCCGGACGCAGCGTATTCGCCGGTCGGGTCCTGGGCCTCCGCATCCATGGCTGCCAGGTCGACGGACGGGGCGATCGTCTTCTGCCGCAGCAGCAGCTTGACCTCGGCAACGTCCTCGGCGAGCCGGGGCATGACCTCCGGGTCTGGGTCGTAGAGGATACCCCAGGCCCGGGCGCCTTCATCGCTGTACTCGATGCCCTCGATGTTGCCCACGACCACGCTGCTTTTGTGTCCACCATCGTCGGTCCGCTGCCACTTCAGCGGCAGCGGCAGCGGCCGGTGCTCGAGCGAGCCGAGCGCGAACGTGCGCCGGTCCCCGGTCGGCTTGCCGTACGGAGCGATCAGCCCCGACCAGCGGGTGAGCTTGTCACCCCGCGGGTCTGGCGCCTCGATCTCTACGTCGTCGTCCGCGGCGTCGAGCATGCCCGCGTAGGCGGCGACCTCTTCGCACGTCGTGCATTCGCTCATGCCACGGCCCCCTCAGGCACCTCGTACACCTCACCACGAGGTGGTGAGCCGATGATCTCACGCTGGCCCGGCAGCACGTCAGCCTGCAGCGCCAGCAGGAACACGCCGAGCTCGTCGTCGCGGCCGGCCGGCCGGTGCGGCGGCCCGGTGACCGTCAGCTGGGTGACAGTGCCCGCCTCGAGCTCGAGGTCCAGCGCGGCAATGGAGGCCGGGTCGCCCTCCAGGCCCGAGTCGTCGTCCCAGCCGATGTGCCTGGCCCGGTCTTCCAGCGAACGCACGCGCCACATGGTCAGTACCTCCCTAGAGTGGCCAGGGTGCCGAGGACGAAGTCTTCCAGGTCGACGCCGCCGTAATCGGAGTGCCGGGCGATCACCTGCTGAAGGCCTACCTGGAACGCCTCCCAGTGGCTGTTCGCCGGGTCGCCCGTGGACACCTCATAGGTCTTTCCCGTGTACAGGTTCGAGAAGTTGTCCTCAAACGACACCTCGCTGGCCGCGTAGCTGCCCCCGTACTTGTCGGCCAGCTTCACCAGCGGCTCGACCTGGCCGTTGTGCGTGGTCTTCGACCGCACGAAGGCGAACTGCAGCGCCTTCAGACCCGGGATGTTCGCCTCCATCCAGTGACCGTTCTCGTGGTAGGTCACCTCACCGCCGTATGTGGCAAACGCCGTGCCGCCGGCGGAGTCGGCGTTCTCCCTGTCCATGGCCATGATCCCGAAGCGGCCCGGGCCCAGCGGGCGGCGCCAGTCCCCCCTCGAATCCATATGCGCCCGGTCGATGGCCACGACCATCATCGGCGACTGGTTGGCCCGGCGCATCCAGTCGTCGGGGAAGTGCGCGGCCGCCTCGTCGAGCTGCTCTTGCCAGTTCGGCGGCGCGGGCGTGTAGGAGCTCGCGTTACTGCCGTCGACGTTCATCATGATGTCGTTTTGACTGGTCAGAGGCTTCACGTTCTCGTGCTTCACCCCTCCCATGGGGCGAAGCTGGCGAAGTGCATCCATGATCATCTCACGCTCGCGGCGCTTGAGGTCGGTGCCGACCTGAGTCCGTTCGGCCTGCAACGCCTTCCGGGCATCCCCGGTGACCGTGTATACGGTGTCGACGATCTCCTTCAAGCGTCCCTCGAGCCGTCGCCGCTCCTTGTCGCCCGCCGTGGCGTTGCCGATCGCGACCCGGAGCGCCTTGCCGGCCGCCAGGACCTTCTCGTGCATCGCCACCAGCTCAGGTGGCGGGAGCTCGCGCCCGGCCGCGTCGCGCGGGAAGGCGCGTTTGCGGTACTCGGTGACGTGCTCGAAGTTGCGGGCGCGGAACCCCTGGGGCGGCGTGAACCCGGACGGCACCGTGCCATCCGGCTTCCGGCCGCCGAGCCTGGCGATCTCTGCCTCCGCCTGGTCGAGGGCGTCCTTCGTGTGGCCGTAACGCTGGTCGGCGTCGACGACCTGGCGGGCGAGCGCCGCGCCGTCGTACTTGGTCCACTCGTCGGCCAGGTCCGGTTCGTTCCGCGCCAGGTCGTTCCAGTCCGCGTACAGAGGGAGGCCCCGGCGCTTCCGTCCGCTGTTGACCCTCTCCAGGAACCGATCCTGGCTGCTGGTCAGGTTCCGCCGCGCCTCGATCAGCTGGTCGAGGTTCGTTGCAACCAGATCCCGGAACGGGTCTCGTACGCTCCGCTCCTCGACGAGTCCACGCCACTCGTCGTCGCTCTTGGGTAGCGCCTTGACCGCGTCGTTGACCGTCTTGAGCGCCTCCGGGGAGAGCGTGACCAGGTGCTTCTCTGCCGGCGGCTTCGGGGCGGCCTTCTTGCGGCCCTTCTTCTCATATTCGCCCTCGCCCTTCAGCCCGTCGCCGTCGCCGTCACGGCCCTCGCCCTGGCCCTTGCGGTCGACGGGGCCAGTCCGCTCGTGCTTCAGCTTCCGGAACCTGGGCTCCGGCAGGCCGGCGTCGCGGGCGGCCCGACGCTTGGCCTCGCGCCGGGCGTGGACCTGCTCGAGGCGCTTGCGCTCCTTCTCCGCGTGCACGTCCGGGGCGATGGCCTTAAGGCTGTGCTTCCATCCTTTACAGGGGCCGGGATGCAACGGGTTACGGCAGAAGTTCAGCAGGTCACCGCAGTGGAGGTGCGGGTCCAGGCCGTACAGGGCGAACGTCTGTTCGAGCTGCGGCCGACCGAAGCCGTACAGCTCGAACGCGTGTACTGACATCAACGCCGAGGCCTGGCTCACTGTCCCACCTTCCGCCATACGGTCACCTGGTCGGTCGCCGGGTGGGCGCGTTCCACGTCCATGCCGAGCACGCCGAGGCCCTGGACCCTCATACGGCCGGCCGTGTCGGGCTCGTCCCAGCTGGTGACGTCGAGGCCGCCGAGCGTGTCCCCGAACTTGATCTCCGAGAGCGGGATCTGGATCTTCTTCCAGCCCTCCCGGTCCATGTCCGCTTGGGTCGTCAGGCCGCCCGGGCCGGTGCCCTTCGGCTTGGCCGGCAGGCCCATCAGGCTGCGGTACTTCTCGTGGCCCTCCGACGTGCGGATGTCCCAGCCGCGCCGCTTGCCGACGGTCTGGGCAGCGACGGCCCGCGCGTAGGGGATACCGCCCCGCTCGACGGCCGCCTGGGCGGCGGCCCGGCGGCGCTCGACGCTGGCCATGGTCTTCTCGTTGTAGCGGTCGACCTCGGCCAGGGCATCGGCCGCCAACTGGGCCCGCACGTCCGGATCCAGATCGGGGGCGTTGCCGGGCGGGTCGAGCCGGACCGACTCACGCTCACGCAGCGGGACCAGCTTCTTGGCGATCGACTCCTCGGATTCGCCGCGGGCCGGTTCGTAGCCGAGCCGCTTCGCCTCCGCGCGGAGCTTCGCCTTGGGCATCACGCCGAGCTCGGTCTCGAGCATGAGCCGCTCGTCCGCGGCCCGCTTCGCCGCGTCGCCGGACTCGCGTTGCATCTTCTCGAGCTCCGTCTCCGGCTTCGGGCCGCCGTTGCGGACCTGCTCGGCGCGGAGGTTCGCCACCGTGTCGGTGAGGACTGAGTCGGCGCGGCGGTTCCAGTCCTGCGCCGAGCGGTAGCGCTCGTCGGCGGTCTCGTAGCGGCGTGCTGCACTCTTGGCGGCAGCGTCGGCGGCAGCCTTGTCGTCGGACCAGCCGCCGCCCCGGATGTTCGACGGGGTGCGCAGCAGGTCGGATACGACGCCGCGGGCCCGGCGGTCTTCATCCTGGGCGGCCTGACGGTCGATGGTGGCCTTTTCGAGCTCGACGACGGAGCGGGTGTAGTCGTTTCGGGCGTCGACCGCGCGCTTGGTCTGCCAGTCCTCGAGGTTGTGGTCGAGTCCCTTGATCGCTGCGTCGGCTTTGGTGTTGGCGTCGCGCACCCGCGAGTCGGGCTGGCTTCCGGCGGGGAAGACCTGGTCCCGTCGGGCCTCGGGAAGCTTGAGTGCGGCCGCGGTCTTGCGCTTGCCTTTCGCCTGGTAGCGGTCGATGACGGCCTGGGCGAGCGTGTCGCGGGCTGCGTTCGCGTCCTTGATTGACGCGTCCCAGGCCTTGGAGGCGGCGTCGCGTTCGGTCTTGTTCGCCTCGTACAGCGCACGGTATTCGCCGGCGTGGTCGGGGTCGGCCTTCTCGGCGGCGAGCAGGAAGTTTGCGCGCTCGCCCAGGGCGTGCCATTCGGCGCCGCGCTGGTCAACCGTGCGCATCTTGTCGTGCCAGTCGCGGGCGGCCGGGGAGACGGTGCCGCCCCAGTCCTCGGTGCCCTCCCCGAGGTCCTTCTGCAGGCTCGCTGCGACCTTCCGGGACGCGTCGCTGACCCGCATCCCGGAAGGTCCGGTGTAGCGGGCGAGCGCGGTCTGGTCGGTGGGGCCGGGGATGCCGCGCCGGAACTGCTCGACGCGCTGCGCCTCGAGCCGCTTCGCCTCTTCGCCGCGGGCCTGCTCTTCCTTGGCCTGGCGCTCCGAGTCGGTGAGGCCGTCGATGCCGGAGATGTATTCGCCGTTGCGTCGCGGGATGCTGGCCTCGTGGGTGGCGCGTCCCTTGTCGGTGGCCCGCCATCTGCCGTCGGGACCCTGCTCGGCCAGCTTGTTGTCGGTGAGCAACTTCCGGTCCTTGGCGTTGAGCCGGCCCAGCTTGTTGTCGTAGCCGGCGTCGCCGGCGTTGACGACGCGGCCGAGGGCCTCCCGCTGGGCAGGACCCTTCAGGACCATGGGCGCGTCCGGGTCGGCTTCTCCACGGATGTCGATCTTGGCGTTGGACGAGGCGCGGAGCACCTCATTTCCGGCCGCGTCGTAGCCGACTACGCCACCCCGGGGCAGCACCCAGCCGACGCGGGCAATCCGCGTCTCGGTGCCGGCCGGGGTCGAGTGGTTGCTGCTGCCGTCGGAGATCACTGTCATGCCAGGGACGACCTTGCTGGCGGTCACCCGGCCGGTCGGCCGCTTGTCACCCTCGCCCCGCAGCCCGTCCCCGTCGCCGTCGCGGCCTTTGCCCTGGCCTTTGCGGTCCACGTTGCCCCCCTGCCCGTCGTCACTTGTACGGGTGGAGTCTACATTGCCCGCCTTGCGGTAGCGCTCATCGGCCGCGGCGATCCGGGCCCGGCGCTCATCCGAGACGACTGGCTCGTCGGGGGTCGGCGGCTTCGGAGCGGCCTGGTCGCCGCGCTCGTGGCGCAACTTCCGGAACCGGGGCGCTGCCTTGCCGGCGGCAACCGCCTCGGCGGTGCGCCTGGCCCGATCGGCGTTGACGCGCTCGAGGCGCCGCCGCTCGACCTGCTGGTGCAGCCCCGGCGCCACCGCCTTAAGCGAGTGCTTCCAGCCCTTGCACGGGCCAGGGTGCAGCGGGTTACGGCAGAACGTGAGCAGGTCGCACAGGTCATGGCCCAGCAGGTAGCCGGGGCCCGGGTCGTCGAGCGCGAACAGGCCGTACAGCGCCGGGATCGAGGCGACGAGCGGCTTCTTGGCCTCGGTCGGCGCCGCGGCCGGGTCCTTCGGCTCCCCGTTCTCGCCGTACTCCAGCTCGAACGCGAGCTCCGCCGCCCATCGGGCCTGCAGCGTGCCGCCCTCGATGTCGTCGGCGTGCTCCGCCTTCATCTCGGCGTGCCGGCTGGGGTGCTGCTGGTCATTCGCCATCGGGGACCACCTCGTAGACCACGTGCCGGACGCCGTTGGTCGTGCCGCGGTCGGCGACCTTGCGGGCGCGCATGCCGCTGTTGAGCAGCACCTCGGCGACGGACTGATCACCGTAGCGGGTGAGGGTCGCCGCCTTGTACCCCTTGGGGACGCGCAGCTCGTAGACGGTGGGCTTGCCCTTCATTCGGTGGGCCCCGGTGACCACGCCGTTGTAGTAGCCGGTGGAGAACTGGCGGGCAATATCCTCGTCGCTGGTGGCGGAGGAAAAGCCCGGGTTGTGGAGCTCGTCCGGCGGGTCGCCCTCGATGACCGTGCCCCGGTACAGGACGGAGTCCCGTTTGGTGGCGGCGTTCGCGAACATCTGCCGCATGGCGTCGATCTTCGCCCGGGTCTCCGGCGACGTCCCGTCCGCGGGCTGCCCCTTGCCGGCGTGCAGCGACCCATTGATGTCGAAATATCCGTCGTACATGTACGAGTCGACGGCCTCGACGGTCGCCTTGCGCTGCTCCGGCGTCATGTTCGCCAGCAGCCCCTCGCCCTGGCCGCGGGTCGCGGCCCGCTTCGCCTCCTCCCAGCTGGGGGCGGCGTCAAGCGCGTCCGTCTCGTGCGCGGCCTTTGCCGCATCGAACCCTCCCGGCTCGTCGCCGGCGGACCGGGCCGCCCGGATGTCCTCGCGGCGCTTGCGCTCCTTCTCCAGCGCCGCCAGGCCCTTGGCATTGATGATCGGGGACTGGCCCTTGGGTCCACCCAGGTCAACGTACCCGGAGCGGTGCAGGTCGTCGGCGGCCCGCAGCACGATGCCCTCTTTGCGGGGGGCGCCGGGGGCGAGCGGGTTGCGCTGGAACTCGATCGGGATCTTGGCGAGCGACTCGAGGGCCCGATAGTCGGACGCGACGATCTCCGCCTTGGGCGCGGCACTCTTGTCCGGCTTGGCACTGTCGAACTTCTTCCGACCGGCCAGGTCGGCAGCGAGCCGCTCGGCGGCCGTCATCCGCTTCTTCGGGGCCGGCTTGGCCGTGGCGGCCGACTTCTCCACCGCCGGCGACCCAGTCTTCTTCGCCGAGCGGGCGTCGTCGGCATCGAGGGCGGCCTTGCCGTCCGCCGTGAGCACATACTTTCCGGCCGGGCCGCCGCGCTGCTCGATCCAGCCCTTCTTCACGAGCGCGTTGACGTCCCGGCGGCCGGCGCTGGTGAGGTGGCTCCCGTCGCCGGCACCGGCCAGCGCGTCGAGCACGCCGCGCTGGCCCGCGGGCAGCGCGCGCGCGCGGGGGGGCGCCTTCACCGCGGGCGCAATCTTCGGTGGCTCGGCCAGGCCGAGCTTCACTGCAAGGTCGGCGGCGGCCTTCTTGTCGTCGTGGTGCGAGGATTGTGACGCGATGATGGAGGCGAGCTCCTTGCGGATCTCCGACCGCTCATCCGGCGCCATCCGGGCCAGCGCGGTCTTATCCAGGCCGGATAGGCCGCGGATGACGTCATGGTCGTCCGCGCTGGAGTCGCCGAGTACCTCGCGGGCCTTCTTGACGTACGCGCCCTCCCGAAGCTTGCCGTCGCCGTCGCCGTCGCGCGGGCCGGTCTTGCGCGCGGGTGCGGGCGCGGCCGCCTTGCGCGGCGCGCGCGGGGCCTTCACCGCAGCCTTGGGCGTGGCGGGCTTCTGCTCCTTGTCCGACTCGAGCGCCTTGACCGCGTGCCGCCACCCCTTACACGGCCCGGGGTGGAGCGGGTTGCGGCAGAAGGCCGCGATGCTGCAGGCGTCATGGCCCCGCTCGTCGAGCTCGGGCATGCCATAGAGGGCCAGCTGCATCACGCCTCCCGGTACTGACGGTTCGCGTAGTTGATCGCCTCGCCGGGGCGGACGAGGAGCATGCCGCACCGGCAGTTGATGACCTCTTTCGCCGGCAGCTCGGGGTCGCCGGGGTGCATGCCCGGGTGGCCGCCGACGGAGAACGGCAGGATGAGCGGCACCCGCTGGCCGTCGGCAACGTTGTGGCTGTGGCGGGTGCGGTCGTCGTCGACGGCGAGCCACGCCTTCTCCCACCGGCCGCCCGTCTGGGCGGCGTAGCCGAGGAACCCCGACAGGGTGCCGGCGTTGTAGGCGGCCGTCGACTCGGTGCGGGCGATCGTCCTGGCCCGGTTCGTCCAGCGCTCCGAACCGGAGGTGGACAGAATGCCGTCGATCCGCTCGGCGAGCTCGTCGGTGGAGGCGCCGTCCTTGTCGGCGGAGAACACGGCCAGGGTGATGTCGCCGTACACGCTGTCCGGGATGCGCACCAGGCGGTTGCGGGTCTCGCGGATGAACTCGCGGGCCAGCCGGTAGCCCTCGCGCTGGTCCTCGTGGCCCTCGATCACGTCGTCGTGCGCCAGGTCGAACACCTCGCGGACCTCGACCATGACGCCGTCGTTCAGGGCGTCGCGGAACCAGCGGTCAGTCTCGAAGACGCCGTCGGGGTTGGGCCGGCCGGTGCGGGAGCCGAACACGGCGGCGTGCAGCTTCGCGGCCCACTCGGTGAGCAGGTCCAGGGCGCGGCGGAAGATCGACGTCTCGGCCCGGTCGATGGCGGCGCGGATGCGGTCCCGGTCGCCGGCGTGCGGGTCGGTCACCGCGGTGCCAGCCACTTCTTGAGGGTCGCTTCAAGCAGCTCGGGGGAGTGCGGGTGCTGGCGGGTGATGAGCTGCACGCAGTAGGCGCGCAGGATGCGGCCCAGGTCGTCGCCGCCGACCCCGACGTACCGGGCCGTGTCGTCGACGTGGGCAAACGCGCCGCTGAGCAGCGTCTCGGCGTGGCCTTCGTCGGGGACGATGACCCTGGTGTGCATGTCGTGCCTGGGCACGGCGGAGAACTCTGACCGCTCGGCCCGGGGTGGGCGTAGCCGGCCGCCGGCGAGCTCGAGGGCGCGGTAGACCAGCAGGTTCGCGGCGGGCATGAGGCGGCCGAAGACCGGCTCTTGGGTGTCTCCCTGCTGGGGTGCGCCGCCGTCCTCCTGGGCGACGCTGGTCGCCTGGTCCTGCTGGGGTAGGCCGCGCTCGTCGGCGGCGGCCCCGGCGTCGCCGGGTGGCAGCGCGCCCTGTTCGCCGCCCATGCCAGGCGCGGCCTGCTGCTGCAGCGCGGGAAGGCCGAGAACCTCCTGTACCGACGGGTCGTAGACGAGGGCCGGCTGCAGCTTGATCAGCTGCCAGAGGCGCCACTCGAGGCGCTCCTTCTTGTTCGGCTGGTCGTCCTCGGAGAAATTCGTGGCGTCGAGCAGGGCCTTGATGCTGATCAGGCCCTGCTCGTAGAGCTTGAACGCGTCCTCACGCTGGTCGGGCCGGGCCGCGAGTGGAGCTGTGTCGTACCAGAAGACGAACGCGTCGGGGTCCTTGCCCATCGCCTCGAGCGCGCCGCGGAGGTAGCCGGCGGTGAAGGCGAGGCAGATCCGGGCCAGGGCGGGCGAGATGTAGAGCTTGATCGATCCCTCGTCGACGGCCCACGCCGACCAGTGATTGCTGTCGCCCTGGCCGAGCAGCTCGGCCGGGTCGGCGTCGAGGCCGAGCGCGAGCCGGCGGATGGCGTGGTCGAGCTTGTCCTTAATCTCCCCCTGGACCGGGGTGTCAAAGCGGAGGTGCTGAATGTCGGCGCCCGCACCCAGCGGCACCTCGGCGATGATCGGGACCAGGCCGCGGGCGTCACCGGCGCCGGTGAGCTGCGCCTGGGCCGCCTCGAGAATCATCTCCATCAGGCCGACGATGCCGCCGGGCGAGTCGTCCTCGTGGGGGAACTCGATCCCGGCGGGCAGCAGCAGCAGCCCGGCGCTGATGAGCCGCGAGTCGATCTGGCTCATCGTCAGCATGGAGAGCCGCTCGATCTCCCGCAGGACGGGGAGCACGGAGCGGATCGGCGAGTCGGCCTGGTCGGTGTCGCGCGGGTGCGGGTTCCAGACCCGCATCATCAGGTCAGTCTTGGCCCGGATGGTGTGCTTGCCGCCGCCGTGTTCCTGGGGGCGGCGGATCGTGTACGAGGAGCCGTCGACCTGAATCTGGTCAGTGGTGACGACGTACCATTTGTCCTTATCCTTGTCCCCGGACGCCCGGTCCTCAGCGACCACATACGACTCGCCGGCGACATACCCCTGGGTGCCGAGCAGCCGGATTGCCTCGACCTTCTCCGTCGGACCGCCAAAGATCGACGCCGACAGCCCCTGGACCTCCTTGTCCGTGGCCTCCTTGCCGGGCTGGCCGAACTCGTCGACCTCAGCGATATAGACCCGGCAGCGGGACAGGGCGGCACCGAAGCGGTTCGCGGCGAAGCGCGCCTCACCGCAGATGTCGATGTGCCGCCACGCCTCTTTCTGCCACGCCAACGTCTGGATCGCCCGAGGCGTTTGGCCGGCCTTAACCTCGACCTCGACCGCGGACGCCACCAGGGCGGTCGAGGGCGTGTCGCCGGCAGACGCGATCAGGGCCGGCATGTCGACGACGGCCGACCGGCCGCGGGGCCTGGCGGGCACGAGCTCCTGGACCACGCGGGGGCCGGTACGCCGATGCGACACGATCAGCCCTCCTTGCTGGCGAGGAACCCGGTCACGTACGAGAACGCCAGCGCAACGGCGGGCACGAGCAGCCACGGGGACGAGCCGAGCCAGTACCACAGGGGGGCCGCGGCCGCGCCAAGCCAGATCGACGCGCACCAGGGGCACGACAGCAGGTAGACGCCCAGGGGTGGATCGCCGCCGGCGTCGAGCCGTCCGGCGGCCACCAGGCGGCGCACCTCGGCCAGGGCGGCGGTGGATTCATGGCCCTGGTCGTGGCGGTGGAGGTGCATGTCGGCCCAGCTGCGCGCGGTGGCGACGTTAACCGTGCGAGCCCAGAGCCGGATCGATAGCCAGCGGCGCGGGGCCTCGGTGATCCGGTCGGAGGTGACCAGCCGGGTCGCCCGCGCGACCGCCAGCGCGTACACGGCGAGGGTGAGCGCGGGATGCATGCGCCGATCGTACTGGCGATCA